AAGAGCCATCTGGACATCGCCACAACAGTTGCAAAGCTGAGTGCTGAGATTGTTCACGCCCTGCTGAATGCCGTTCACGGTCGTGTTCAGCATCTGATCCCGGAAGCCATCGTTGATCTGGTTGGACTGATTCATCCAAGGATACAGGCCACCACCGTTGCCGCCGCCATTGCCGACACCGTTGTTACCCCATCCGTTATTGCCGATCAGGAGCAGGAACAGAAGAATGATCCACCACCCAGAAGAGTCATTGCCGAAACCGCCATTGCCGCCACCCTGATAGACAGGATAGCCGCCGTAGCCAGTCGGGCTAACCAACATGGTAGCCGGGACTCCGCCGTTGCCTTCGTCTGTAAGAGCCATAAACAAAAACCACCTTTCATTTTATGTACATCCGCCTATGCGCAATCGGCAGAATGTATCAACACAAAAAGGGCGATCAACGCCCCATCATGCGCTGTAGCTGATTTGCCATCTGCACAGCACGATTATATTGATCCTGTGAAACTTTGCCGGAATTGAGAAGCTGTTGCACCTGCTGACGAGGATCACCGTTGAAATTCTGCCTAAACTGGTTGAACTGCTGAAGAAGGTTCATCATGCTGTTGTTGGGCATAGCGTTCATGCCGCCAAACATGGAATACAGAGGATTACTCATTATCAATCACATCCTTCTTCGGTTTCTGTACAGGCTTGACCGTAAAGCTATCTATTTTGCTCTGTAAGGCCGCTAATCTGTCAGCCAGTATATTTACCTCATCCTTGGTCGCAAACGTGCTAGAAACGCCGTCAGATGTCAATACGACGTTGTTCTGCGGCATCTCCCTGATTGTGTAATCCAAAGTCTTGATGGACGGCATGCCGGATGCGTCCGCCGATTTAAGATAAATGGTCTGCCGTTCGCTGTCCCACAACTGCACCGTCGTGTTCGGAGCGACCAGATACGATTTTGCCCCGGCTTCACCCTGCACCCAGATGATGTTATTGTTCATCGGCTGTGGATTCTGCGGTGTCTGCGGCGTTGGCTGTGCCGCCTGTGGCTGTTGTGGCTGTTGTGCGTAGGCATACTGCGGATAGAAATTCTGCACTGGCTGATACCCTGCCGGGAAATAGCTGTTGTATGGCATTTTCAACCCTCCAATTGACGATACCAAAAATATTGCGGGATATCGTTACTACTGTCCCACGAATCGTACAAAACGCCGTCAACGACAGTCGCCACGTGATTCCCAAAACCAAGCACAAAAATGCCCACCGGGTGATCCTGCGTAAAGTCTTCCGCCGTGTAGCAATCAGGGCATTCGCTCTCGATTGCAGTCCTGTAGAACCCGTTCTGGCGAAGAACCGCTCCCCAGACACTGTTGGAAGACGGCATGTCGCCCATTGCAAACCCGTTCGCCGCAATCAAGGCGTACGCCTCTTCCCATGTGAGAGATAAAGCTTTGGCGACCGCACGAACCGCACAGTCGCCAACAGACCGTCCGACCGGGTTCGGATTATACTTCTCCCACATCGGACTTCACTTCTTCAGTTTTGAAATCTTCGGGTTTCCAGTCAGCCGTTCCCACAAGCATGGGCGGCAGATCGGCTCCGGCACTAGCCGCATCGGCCAGACCTTCACCAATGATGTAAGCAACCACGGACGCACCCGCCATAATAAGAGCGGCGACCTGAGTGGCTGTTTCTTCCGTGCCCTCAAAAGCGACAATCAGCATGGTCACAAAGTTTGCGACCGCCACCCAGAACTTCCGGCTTGTCAGCTTGCTTTTCCAATCGATCTTGGTTTTAAACTCAGGCATGTAAATCATCCTCCTTGATCACTGGTAGATTCATTGTCTGTTCTTTTAAACGTGACACAACGCCATTTCCACCAAGCGCATGATACGCCGTGTACATGTCATTGATTGTGTCTTTCATCTTAGTTTCGCAATAGCCATCACGTGCGGCCTGCTCACAATCTGCAATGATCTGCCGCCTTAAAAGCGACCTCATGCCGTCACGCAGGGCTTTTTGCTCTTCATGCTCTTTTTGGACTCGCTTTGCGATGCGTCTGCAATAAGCAGTGACCCCAAGAGCCACAAGTCCGAACGCCCATTCAACCCAATACTTTACAACCCATTCCGGCACTTTCCTCACCCCTTTACTGCCGCAACAATGGCATCGGGGTATTTTGCCGCCAGTGCATCGGCTTCCGACTTCTTTAAGTCAGGAACCGTGACCGTATACAGAACAACCTCATATGCGCCAATCGCTGTCCATGTTTCCATTCCCACAACGCCGTCTGGGACAAGTCCATTATCCTGCTGAAAAGCCTTGACGGCGGCGAAAGTCTTTGAACCGAAAATTCCATCAACCGTTCCGCAATTGTAGCCGAACGAATTGAGCTGTTCCTGCAATTCTCGAACAAGATCGCCCTTGTCGCCCTTGCGGACTGTGCGTGTGTACTCCGGCGTTTTTCCACGAATCTCAGCAATTTCTTCTGCGGTGTAAAGTCCTGCCGGGATCGCATAGTGTGTCCATTTCTTCGCAAGTGCTTTGCGCTGTACGCCTGCAGAACATTCGATTGTTTCGCCGTTCCCAATATACAGACCTGTGTGGGATTTTTTATTGCCATCAGCCACGAATACACAGCACACGCACTCGGGCATGTTTTTGATATCGCCCTTTTCGATCCAGTTGGACGAAGTGTTGTATTGACTGGTTGCGCCCTGACCTTGCAGATCAATTTCGACCTGTTTTAAACACCAATCAGTGAACCCACGGCAGTCGAACATCCTATCGCCCTGCCACTTGCAACCATCGCAGTTTGCCTTTGAACCGTTCAGGACTTGGCACTTGCTCTTGATTGTCGGATGATCCGACCTTGCTCGTTTTCTGCGATTAGACGGAGTACAAAACTCACCCCACGCACCGAAAACATACGGAGAACCGATCTGGCTGATCGCCGCATCCACGATCTTTTCTGGAAGATTGCCCATTGGATTCCCCGCCTTTCGTCTCTTTCTAGCCAGATTTTATCAAACGCGCACAAAACCGTCAATACTTAAAATGCATTTTACAGGTCATCATTTTCAGGCCAGTGCTCGTGGTCTTCATCGAGCAAATCATCATCACTAGCATTCAAAGCTGAAGCACCCAATACGACCATTACACAGAAAATTCCTATCACGCCAACAGCCGCCAAAATAAACAACACCATAAAATCACCTCAACCGCTCCCGGGTGGATTCGAACCACCGACAATTTGCTTAACAGGCAACCGCTCCAACCGACTGAGCTACAGGAGCATGGCAGGAAGGCTGTGAATCGAACACAGGACTACAGTTTTGGAGACTGTCGTTTTGCCACTAAACTACCGACCTTTATCAAATGCGGGTCAGGATTTGCACCTCACATGGCAATCCAGTAGGCAGTGTGTGCTGAAACTCTGTGTGTGATTGCCTTATATCAGCGTTTGCGTCTACCCATTCCGCCACCGCACCTAGATTTTATCACAGTCCGTCACGCTGATCAACTATACTTTCTGTAGTCGTGTTCGACACTAACTTCATCTAGCACCACATACCGCATAGTCGTATCGATTTTTTCATGCCCGAGAATCCTAGACACGCCTTGAATCGGCATTCCGTGTTTTATCAGATTGGTTGCACATGTTCGGCGAAACTTGTGCGGATGCACGTTCTTCACACCAGACTTTGTCTCAATCTGTTTCAAAATACTGCGCACACCGTTTGGAGTAAGCCTCTCGTTCAGGTGGTTCAGAAAGAGTGCGGGGTTGTCGTCTTTTCGTTCCTCCAGATATTCAGTGACAGCCATGACCGAGACAGCGTCCATATATACCTTCCGCTGTTTGTTTCCCTTCCCTAAAACAATGCACTCTGCCGCCGAAAGATTAACGTCTGCAATGTTCAGCCCAGTCGCTTCGCTCACTCTGCACCCGGTAGCAAGCAGGAAACATATCAAAGCCTTTTGCTTCTTGCTACTGCATGCGATTTTCATCCGCTCAATGTCAACGTCTGAAAATGCATCTCGCAGTTTCTTCTGGCATTTTACTGCGCCAATATTAGCCATTGGATTGTCTGGTATTAGTTTTTCTCTTACGAGCCATCCAAAATACGCACTGAATATTTCACGGATGCCCTTCAACGTTCCGTCCGCTATGCCACGTTTTTTCTCGTCTGAAAGATATTTACGAATGTGAGCGGTTGTAATACACCCGGAACTTGCTCCGATCGTTTTTGTGAACCGTCTAAGAATGTAACCATACCGCTCGATTGTTTTGGGGCTTTTTCCTTCGACGGAAATTGCATCCAGATAGCTTTCAAGCAAAAAATCGATATCATACTGCTCGGTCTTTATCAATGATAGCTCATACTTCCCCAAGCAGTCGGTAATGGCCGCAATTACGCCGTCTAATAAATTTGCGGGAACAATGTCCCCCAAGCTCTCACGTGCCTCAAGCAAGAACTGGTTATAAACTAAAATTGATGACGTATAACCGCCTCGCTTATTCCATTCTAATTTTTAAACCTTGGGAGAACTGAAGCGACGAACCGTACTGCCGATCGGATTCGAACCGATAACCTACGGCTTATAAGGCCGTTGCTCTGACCGTTGCGCTACGGCAGTATGGTTCAGAAAAAACTGTATTAAGGTGTTATTTAAATGGGTAACCGGGAATGATGCAGGCATCTCTCCCGGCGAGCTTTTCAGCTCTGATCACAAGTCCGTTTTTAAATCATTCCTCATAAATGATTTTAAGCCCGTATGCGACAGCGGCATCATGCTCAATCTTACATCCTCTGGCGTTTTCCCATCCTTTGCAGAAATACGCCGCATGACACAAGCTCATGTTTTCAAGCGATTTTGCAAGAAAGCAAAGAGGAATCTGAACTACACCACGCTCTTTCATCTTTTCATCGGAATACCATTCATCCGTGAAGAGAGTATTTACAATCTCATAGCCCTTCGATTCAAGCACTTTGATGACACGTTCTCTGGTTTCGATAATTTCCTGTTCAGTCTTTCCGGCCATCGGCTGAGATAACATAGCTTTCATAATATACCTCCTGATTGATTTTCTTTCTGCTATGCCTACGAAGCGTATCCCGTAACTTTCTTCGGGAAGGTGAATCAACAGGACAGATTCTCCGGCAGTTCATGTCCCACGCATCCCATGCTCGGTCTTTTTTGTAATCGGATCGTCTGCCCATGTTGTTCTCCTTTCGTGTTATTTAAATCTTTGCATTTACTTGTGCATAGCATTTAATCAATTCAGCAATGACATTCCCAATCATTTCTGATCCGATTTTTTTTGTGCCTTCGGACATATAACCAAATATTTCAGTGTTGTCTACCTTTAACCCGTTAAATATTTCCAACGTAAATGATGCAGTGCTTTCCTTTGTAACTGCCCAAGTTTTAGCGTATCCGTAACCAAGGCTGTAACTATCAGATTGTATCCGTCCAAAATATGACAGATAACCGCTTGTGGCTAATGATATATTCTGGTACATAGTCGGAAATATGAGTGATTGCGCATCAACCTCGTTTGATAGTATTTCAAAAATTTTATTATAATAATCGTCATCAACATCAGACACGGGCATTAGTGCGTTTGCGTTATTGTATCCGCTAGCATAATATTGACCGTTTGTATGACAATCAATAAGGATAAGAGCATCCGTATTTGCTTCAATCCATGATTTTACGATTTGCGTTTCTGGCTGATCGAAAGGTGCTTCTCCGCTCGAATTTGTCGGGTCGGTACTTGGCACATATGTCCAGTTTGGAACATCATAGTTTCTGTTAATGTTCACGTTGTTAGCATTGCAATATTGGTTGTGGTCAAACCCGTATGGATTTAATACGGGGATTACATGCAATTCGACATTTTGGCGAATCGCTTTCAGGCGTGTGTCTTTCGTCCAATTGTTTACAACATCATACAGCCAATAATATGTGCTATAACAGGCATTTTTTTCAAACCCATGTGCACAGCACTGTAAAAAAATCTTCGGGGTTATTTTATTTCCAACGTTGTTCGGGTATTTATTGGGTTTGAAAACATATTCATATATCAAATACGGGTTATCGTTTGCGTCCAAACCACTCGCTGTTCCA